CGTCGGTCGTCGGGGATGCCACGCCAGCATCGGCGGCGTGGGTGTAGGCCCTGCCCTTGATGGCGAAGGGGATTGCGCTGTTGCTGTGCGTGGTGGCCGCGCCGGAAATGCCGGTGAGCGTCACGTTGCCCAGTGCCGCCGTGAGGCCGGCAAATGTCAGACTGTCCATGTTGGTTTCCTTTTCAGGCTTCGGTGTTGAGGGTGGCGGGCAGAACCCTTGCGCGCAGCGTTCCGCTGGCGAGATCGAGAGTGCCGCCCGACTCGTTCTGGAAACGAACCGACACGGTGTTGGCGGCGCTGACCCAGGCCGTGACAGTGATGCCCTGCAGGTCCAGACTGAACGACGCATGTGCGAAGTCGCCCAGTTGAGCCCCGGTCACGGTGACAGTGGTCGTTGCGCCCGCCGCGTCGATCAAGCTCGCCGGGTCGAAGGTGGCGGATCCGTTGAGGAACCCGCCCGAGTCGCGGCGCATCGCTTCCAACAGTTCGGTCAGATTGCGCTGACTGATGCTGTTGGGAAGCGCGTTGCAGCGCAGTTTGATGCTTTCAGGCATGGTCGTCTCCCGATTAGCCGACGTTGGTCACGCCAGCCTCAACCACGGCCATCCAGCCCTGGTTGAGAACGACGGCGTTGAAGTACCACCGGGCGCCGACGTAGCCGCGTTGCGCCAGCGGGTCGGCTGCGCTCTCCGCCGGCATGACGATGTGCGGGGATACCGCACCCATGCCGCGCAGCACGCGCGCCCCCCAGGCGTTCTTGGCGACGACGAGGAACGGATACACGTCCACGTTGCCGGACCCGACCAGACCGGTTGTGCCGATGGCGGCGCCGGCGGCCAGGTAGGGGTTCAGTTCCGCCGACAGCACGAAACGGAAGCGCCCGCACGAGCCGACCTCATCGTCGTGAATGAGGTTGGTCATCGTGGGGTACTCGCGCTTCGGGACGTAGTTCGGCAGTTTCTCGATGTCCGGCTCGGCGTCCGTCGAGCAGTAGACGATGAACGCCGCCTGGATCGGCTTGGTCGAGAATTTCGCGCCGGGCTCGATGATCTTCTTCATCATCTTCGCGCGGTTCGCCGTCAGCAGGTTCTTGGCGACCTTCTGCAGCAGCGGGTAACTGAGCGCGGCGTTCACCGACGCCCGGGTTGCGCCGCCGCCCCCGAAGTAGGCGTTGGTGCCGGCCTTGAACACGCCGTACCTGACCTTCTCGTTGATGAGGCCCATCGTCTCGCCGGCCTGTTCCTTCTCGGCTTGCGGAACGTCGTCCTCGTAGAGTTCGGCCGTGCGGTTCGAGAACCCGTACAGGCAGCCGTACTCCTGGAGTTGCAGGGTGATGTCCTGCGGGGTGAGCGTGCGGGCGTCCGGAGTGACGCCTTCGCTCAACTGGAAGGCATTCGGATCGACGCTGATCGCGTTGGGTGACGCCGCGCTGGCTCCGATTGGCACCCAGCGGCGATAGATGATCGTGTCGCCGCTGTTGCGCGGGTGTTGTCCCGGCTGTACCGCGGCGCCGAGAACTTCGGCACCGACGGCGTGAGCCAGGATTTCGCCCCTGATCCGGTTGATCCGGCCAGCGGGCAGCGAGTAACTTTGCAGAGGCATGATTGCCGTCCTTTAGGTGGGTGTCACCGGGCTTCTTTGAAGCCGCGGAGAAATTCCTGTTCGTCCGAAAGCTGCGTCGGGCCGGGCACGCCGGGTTTCCCCGACGGTGTTACGGCACGCTGCAGCCGTGTTTGTCTTGCCGTGTCCGCGGCCATCTTGGTGGCGGCGAACTTCTTGAACTCGGAAAGCGCGTTGCTCACGAACACCGGACTCTTGGTGTTGTCGAACTTCTCGCGGAACTCGGCTGGCTTGGTTGAGAACCAAGTGCGGAATTCCTCGCTGGCGACAACCCTGCCGTCCGGAGTGCGCTGCAAACTGCCGTCCGAGTCTTTCACCCCGACGACCGCCTCCCAGTTCCCGTGCTCTTCGTTGATGGCGTCGAAAGCCGCCTCGGTCTTGGCGCGCGCGCTGGCCTCGCCGATGATCGTCGGCTTTGCCGTCTCGATCGCCTCCGTCACCATGCGCTGTACTGACAGCGGGTCGATCGCGGCCGTGTTGGCGGCGAGCACCCTGGCCAGTCCTGGCAACAGGTGTTCGGTCAGTTCCGGATACCCTTCGGCGAGTTCAGACATCATCGAGGCTTCGATTCGCCGCGCCTCCACTGCCGGCGGGCTGGCCGCGGGCTGCGTGCGCTGAACCTGTTGAAGCTCGACGAGTTTCTGAAGGTGGGCCTGAACGCGGCCCAGGTCGCTCTTCGTTGCGTGCGCGCTCTGCTGCAAAGCGCCTTCGAGCTGCGCAAAGCGTGTCCGCAGTTCTTCGATTTCGGACTTGCCTTTCGTCGTCTTGACGTGACTCTCGCCTTCATCTGACCCGTCGCCCGCATCGGGCTCCGTCGCATCAGGGTCTGGCTCCGGCGCTGGCTCGGTTCCCGGCGGCGCTTGCCCGCCATCCTGTGCCTGCGCTGTCGCATCAACTTCGGTGGCGGGCTCGGACGCCGCTCTCGGCTTGGGAGCCTCAAACGGATCGCGTTGCGCCTTGAAACCGGCCTCGAAGTCAGCGTCTGTATCGTCGTCGACAACTATCGGAAGATCCTCGTCGTTTTCCACTGCGGTTACTCCTTGCACGGCGCCGTGGGCGCCACCCTGTCACTTTCGCGGCCTCAGTAATTCGGGCGGCTCGAGTCCTCTACCACTGGGGCCGGACTGTCCAGCGCCAGCAATTCCTTGACCATCAGAATCTGTCCGCGCAGCCGCGCGGTGTCCTCGTCGGGCTGCGGATGATCGTTGCGCAGCCGCAGTTCTTCCAGCTTCGTCTGTAGGTGCCGCCGCATCCGGTGCCACGTCTCCGTCGTGAAGTCGCCTTTTGTCAGCGGTTGCATGGCCGTTGCCTCAGTGAAGCCGGCTGGCAGCCGGCCAGAACTCGTTCAACAGCCGGCACAGGCTGACCATCGCGGCGTCGCAGTCGGCGCCGACGCCGATCGGCAACGTGAACTCGAACCCGTTGACCGTCGCAATCGACATGCCGTCGTCGTTGCGCCCCCAGACTGTGACCGTCATGCCGACGATCTCTTCGTCGTCGCGCGGCTCGCGCCGCTCGGTGCATAGCGCGCTCATCACGGCATATCAGCCTGGGAGATCAACGCCTTCTCCAAACCGCTCTTTGACGGCGCGCTGCGCCACGAACAGGTCGCGCTCGCGCCGGTCGGTCGTGACGATCTCCAGCAGCCGCTGCTTGATCTGCGCGGTCGTCAGGTTTTCTTCGCCAAGCAACTTGATGATGGCGATCTCCTGATCGGACGCCAGTTTCTCGGACTGCCGCTTGGTGGCGCCTTCTTCGCGGATGCGGGCCGCCTGGACCGCCGGCGCCTCGGGCGGCGGCTGCCGGTTCTTCTGCTCTTCCTCCCACTCATCATCGGTGTACTGGAAGCGCTTCGGATCGAGGCGCTGAGACTTGCTCCACTCGGCGAACCACTTGTCCTTCTTGATCCGGTACTCGCGGTCGTTGACGAAACTGGCCATTGCCAGCACGCCCTGGTTCTGGATGTCGCGCTCGACCAGCGCGCTCGACCCGCGGGCGTCGATCTTGAAGTCGCCCTGCAACTCTTTCGGGCCGTGCTGCTGAATCCAGTCGTAGTACCGGCCGATATGGGGCTCCGTGACCTGCGAGTCGACCAGCTTCGCCATTCGCCTGAGCACGGCGTTGGCGTTGTTGTTCTGGATCGTCGCCACGCCCACCGTGTCCGGCGCCCGGGTGCCGTGCTGGCCCTGCATCAGCATCGGCATGCCCGTCACGTCCTCGGCCATGCGCAGGCCGAAGTCGATGATCGCCATCAGTTCCACCTGCCGGCTCGGGATCTCGGCCCAGGTCACGGCGTCGCTCGCCTTGGCCTCGTCGTTGATAAAGAACGTCTTGCCCGGCGTCAGCGTGTAGTCGTTGGTGCCGTCGGCCGGCGTGATGCCGAGTCGCCGCAGGAATAGGATGATGCCAGCGCTCAGGCCGGCGTTGTCCATCAGGTTCCGGATGGCGCCGGTGATGATGCGCTGCGGCGTGCGAACCTGCCGCACGATGCCGCGGCCCCACGGCATGCCGGCGCGCTGCGAGCACGGCAGCACGTCGTAGGGGAAACTCCCGGTGTCGAGCGCGTTGACGGCGACCTTGATGATGCGGTCGTTGCACAGGATGGCCATGATCGGCACCACGACCGAGACGTCGCCTTCCCCGCAGTCGCAACCGATCGTTTCCAGCGAGGCACGGTCCAGGCTGCCGTAGTAGTGCCAGACCTCGAACTGCTCCTGCTCGCCATCGCCTTCAAAGTTGCGCGCCAGGTCGTTGCCGACGTCCGTGTGGCTTTTCGGGCCTTCCTTGAGGCAGGCCTCGATCGCGTCGCCCTCCCAGCCTTCCATCTGGGTCAGGTCGGTCAGTGTCTTGCGCGTCCAGCGATCGCGTTCGCAGGTAAAACTGCCCTTGTGGATGTTGTCGCCGCACGCCTTGTCGGGGAAGAAGTCCCAGAAGCTGATCCGCTTGGACTCCGGCGCGATGTCCACGCTCACCGACAGCTTGCGCGTGCCGTCCGGCTGATTCTCCCACTTGATGCGCTTCCGGTTTGCCGGCGTCGGTCCCTTGATGACGCCAGACCCGCAGCGCGAGGCATCGTCGATGGCGCTGCGCATCTGGCCGTGCCAGTCGCACTCCACCAGCCTGTCGTCGATCCACTCCTGCACGGCATCTGCCTCGGCCTTCTTGACTGCCTTGTGCTCGGCAAGCGCCGCGGCCTCGGTCGGCGCGTTATCGCCCAACGGCGTCGGCAGCACGGCGAACGCGCGGTCGTCCGTCGGCATCAGCATGTCGGAAACCCGGGCGCTGAACGCGTCGGCGTACCGCCTTGCGATGTTGAGAAGCACCGTCGAGCGGTTGCCCGTCGGCTTGCTGGCGCCATCCGGGACTGCGCTCGGCCCGCCTGACATGCTGAACTCGAACTGCCGGCTCTTGTTGTAGCCTTCTTCGTGTCGATTCGCGGCGTCGATGCCCTCGTACATTTCCTCATCTTCGAGCCAGATGTCCTCGATGCCCGAGGAGCGCCGGCCGGATACGGCGTCGTCGCGGTGCCTCAGAACCGAGACTTCGATCGCCGACAGTGCATCAGCCCGAGCCTGTGCGGCCTTTGCCGCAGCATCCTGCTCTGCCTCATCCGAGGCGCCATCGTCCTCCGGCACGTCGACGGCATACTGGTCAACCCCGCTGTCCGGCAGCATCAGTAGCCCACCGTCGGGTCGTGCGGCCTGAACTGCGCCACTGCCGGCCTGTTGACTGGTCGCGTGATCGCAAACCGCAGATCCATGATCGCCACCCTCGTCGCATCCATCAGGTCGTCCCGCTCCTTCACGATCTTGCCCTTGTTGATGTGGTACAGCCGGAACTCATCGAACCAGTCGACCAGGTTGCTGAACACCTTGAACCGTCCGGACTCCATCCGGCTCATCAACTCGGCGATGCCGGCCGCGACCGAGATGCCCGCGCTTTTCTCGTCTGTCGAGTGTGCCGGCGCGAACTTGGCGTTGGTCGGCCGCATGTTCACGCTCAGATCACGGTACTGCTTGGCGATCTGCGGGCCGGCCGATGTCTCGTTTTCGCCGTCGTGTGGCCACGCCACGGGAATCCACTTCGCCCGGCCGTTGATCGCAGCCGCATGGATCGCCGGCGGCGTCTCTGAGCGGCGGTGCGTCGCCACGACGTACACGCAATCGGCGTCGGTGTCGTGCGCCAGCCAGGCCACCGCAGTCGGGTGAGTCCAGCCGAAGTCCATGCCGGCGATCAGCCGCCAGTAGCCGGGGATCGCAAACGGCGGCACCTCGATCAGCCGCTGGTCGATCGGGTAGACCCTGCCCGATCCGAGCATCGGCAGTCCCTGACTGCGCGCCTCGTGCTCGTGAGCCGGCGTTTCGGCCAGCATCCGCCGCTTATCCTCGGCCGACAGGTGCGGAACATCGTCCCAGCCGGCGCGTACAAGGGCCTTCCCCTGCTGCAGGACGACCGAATCGGTCAACTTGGCGCCGGCGTAGTAGCCGTTCACGACGTCGGTGGCGCCTTGCAGCGGCGTGAACGTCTCGATCAGCAGACCCTGCCTGGTCATCAACCGGATGACGCACTCGCTTCGAACGTCCGGCGGCGCCTCTTCATCCAGCCAGATCAGGTCTTTTTCGGTCCCCTGGAAGGCAGTCCGGCCCTGGTCGTAGGACTTGAAGCCGAGCGTCGATACGTCGCCGCTCACGTGCCGGACCTGCATCGTGTCGATCGCGCCGCCGCCGTTCGGGCGCAGCATCGGCTCGCCGACGATCGCGTCCCGCGGGATCAGGCCGGTGCCGTACTCGCCACGCTTGCCGCACAGCTTCAACTGCGTGATGTCGCGCACCGTCTCTTTGGTGTCGCCGGCAACCCATGCCTGGATGCCGTGCTTGAACCTGTGGCCGCGCCACCACTCCTGGTATCGACCCGTCAAGTGCATGACCGATTCGTAACCACCACCACCCAGCGTCTTGCCGACACGGTTGGCCGCGATGAACCCGCGCGTCGGGTGCGTGGCGCCCAGATCGAAGAACTGCATGTGGCGCGGGTACAGCTCACGCCGGCGCGGCCCGGTTTCCGGGTACATGCCCAGGATTCGGTTCTCGCGGAGTCGCCGCGCCTGCTCTTCAAGCAGCATCGTGGCCCTCACTGCAGGACTGGCGGCTGCGAGGATCGCCGCTGGATCAGGGCCGGCCATGACGTGCCGTCAACATCTTGTGGCCGATGCGGTGAAATGCCGCGTTTTCTGCCACTTTCGGCCATGCGGCCACAACATTTTGTGTGCGGCGCCCACTCATCAGTGGATCGTCCCGGCCCTGCCGATCTCGACCAGCGCCCGCTCGAGCTGCCGCTCCAAGTCCTCGTCGCTCAGATCGGCCAGCGGCGGCCGTTCGTTGCGGCGATCCTCGACCAGCAAGCCGTTCATTTTCGCCCGCAGAGCAATGACCCGCGCCATGTCGCCGGCGTTTTCGTTGTCCTTGGCGAGCGCCAGCGCCTCGTCGCACTCCCTCATTGCCTGCGCCAAGTCGTAGCCCGATGCCGCACGCAGTTCTGACCGCAGTGCAGCAATCCTTGCCGTGACCTTATCCCGCGAGGTCAGGGCAGATGCTTTGACGTGGACGGTCTCCGCCTTCCACTTTAGGCTGGAGGGATAGGCGGTGCGATATGCAGCGGCCTGGCTCTTGGCGCCCTTGGCCAGCGCGACGCAGAATGCCTCCTGCTGCACTGTGAGTCCTGTCGCCTGGTCTGTCCTGCCTTTCATGCGACCACCTTCTTTCTGTTGTTAACTTGTTTACGCTATTTACCGTTGTGTTTACTGTGCGTACAGTATTCACGCCGGCGCACTTTGGCCGGGTCACGATCCACCCACGGAGTCAACGCCATGACCAGCAGAGACCGCGCAGCACTCGCCATTGACGCCAGCCCGACCAACTATCTGCTGGCTGACACGAAGGGCCAGCCGGTCCCGGTCGTCGGCATGGGCGCCACCGTCCTGCTGCAAACCGCCCGCCACGCCGCCACGATCATCGGCGTATGCGGCACGCGAGTCGGCATTCAACTCGACAAGGCGGTGCGCAACGGCTACAGCGCGAACCAATCCTACACATACGAGCGCAATCCCGAAGCGACGATCGAGTGGTATTCGTTGCGGAAGAACGGCGCCTATATCCGTTGCGGCGACAGCATTAACGGCCAGCACCTGCGCATCGGCGACCGCGACGAGTATCACAATTTCAATTTCAGTTTCCGACCATCACAGGAGCAAACACCATGACGCACAACGAACACGACGCAAACATCGCCATTGCCAGCCAAGCTGACAAACGGCCAAAGTTGACGCCAGCGCAACGCAAGGCGCTCGCGGCTTATGAGTACGCCCTCCG